AGCCGTCAAATACTTTCTGATGCTGCTCCTTGGCTTAAGGCTTTTAATCAACGTTCTATTGCGGATCAAGTGTGGACATTGCCATTACCCGGTGCACAAGCACTTATGGGTGCAGCTCCTCCGAGAAGCGTAGTTGAAAAGGGCATTAACGGGGAAGTTCGGGATAAGGGCGTCACCTACTCAACTGATGAGCAAGGCAATGCACGTGTTGGTTTAAATCAACAGCGTGGCTTAAACAGAGACTCTATGGTCGCTGTTATTAAAGACATGCTTACTGGCGGTCAGGAATTTAGCAACATTGGCCTCAATCAAATGGTTGATGACATGGCTAACACATATGCAGATATGTGGGATGTACATGCCCATGGGTATGCAGTCCGTCATATGGAATACGAGTTAAAAACTGGCAACAGTATTGACGCAAAGAAGTTTTATTCCGAGTTGATCAGATCTGCAATGGAAGCAGAAAGTGATCCCGGTATTCGTTCTGCAATGCAGAAGGTTTACGATCACGTTCAAGATACAGGCACATTGCTCGTTGACACAGGAACAAAGAAGTTCAGTAAAGATGCAAACTCTGTAGTTGCAGACGCGTTCCGTGAAGTCAACAAAGATTACGGTGTCCAGTTTGGTAAATGGCTATCAACGCATCGTATGGCTCAGTTGGTACATGACTTCTATACGACAAATGCACAAGTGAATATGTCATCTGCTTCTGTCAACCAGTTCTCGGAAGCAAGTTTAATCCGTGGGAGTTATGGAAGCCTAACGACTGGTCCAGTCATTGAGATACCGGGTTCGCAACGAGCAATCGTAAACCTTATGTTGCATATCAATAAGGATAAGAATGCTGGTCGTAACGCACTTAGTGTTGGTCACGAGTTATTCCATGGCGTGTATCACACGATGCCGTTGCATGACAAACTCCGTATTGCAAAGAATGCATTGGCAATGTTTGGAGACAAAACAAACAACTCATTAAGTTCTGCTTTGCGTAACGTGACTACAGAGTTATCTGATTACAACAAGGAAGTTGCAAACCTTAAGAAGGTAATAGCAGAAGGAACAGATGATGAAGTTGACGAGGCACGAAAGAAACTAGCCGAGCTTGAGTATCACTACACGATAGACATGCATGGAGATACCAACAGTTTCCTTTATACAGACCCAACCATCAATGAAGTGGTTGTTAGTTACCTGATGTCAACGGCAATGCAGGATCCACTGATTTACAGTGATGACTCTAACATTGCCCACTATGCATCTGGTGCAATGTCTAGGCTTGGGATTGCATTGAATCAAGCCATTGGCGTAATGACACGTGGTAACACGGTTCAATCAGACTGGGTTGGCGCAGAAACAGGCTCTAGTCATAGATGGACACTTGGAGGAAAGTCTTTCTTCCATGTAGATGCTGCTGGTAATCCAATAGCAACACCTATGATGTCTGGGTGGACATTGCGATTTACGGACCGTAGCACACGCGCTCAGAATGTTCTTCAACCGTTAACGTCTACACCAGATGGGTTAGCACAGAATAATATTGGCGGTGACGCTGACCTCTCTGATGTTAAACGTGGCCCATCTATATTTGGGCAGTTCGGTGGATTTGAGCATATTGATATGCCATTCAAGGTTCATCGATCATTAATTTTTGTAGATAGTAAAAGTGACACGTTTAACAAACTACGCGCAAAGGGCATAAAGCCAGTTGCAACTGGTGGAAAAAACAAAAACTGGTTTGAGATGGATGTGTCTGACACTGGAATGCCAGTCAATTCAGTAGGTGGAGTACCTATTAGAGATAAGCGTCCTCAGTACGCATATGTGGTTGAAGCAGACACTGAAGGCGGTAAGAGAAAGCGATACATAACGTATGGTGATGTTGTTGCAATGCAACCAAACGTACGTGTTAGTGGAAGCAGTGGGTCTGCATCTCCAACTGTAGCAGGAATCTTGTACAGTTCTTATGGTCGTGTATCTGAAGCCCAACAGGTGTTAATGGGTATGGCTGACCAACGACAACAGCGCATTCTTAAAGGCTATGCGTTTATGTCTGGTCCAGCTCCGGGATTAATGCCTGATGTTGCTGGCACAACATTTGGAGTTAGTAGTAAAGAAATCAGCGACCTAAATTCTATTATTAAAAACGGTAGCCCAGAAGATGCTCAAGAAGCACAAGATCGATTAGACGAAATCCGAAAAGCATATTCGGACAGTCCTATTGCTAAAGCTATTGCCACTAGCAAAGTAAACTCTGCCGAAAATGTTCTTGCTGTAGCTGACACTACTACCGACGCAATTTCTATTGTTTACAATAATGGTCTTAAGCAAGCAATAGGTCACGATGATCAAAAAGCACAGGAAGAAGTACGGAAGAAGATTAACAATGCTAGACAAGGTATGGAGAATCTACGAACATCACTATTTGGTATTCGTCCTGCTGACAACAGACCTATTGTCTTATCTTCTAAAAGTGAAACATCAGGAGATACAACAAACGTTCACATCTCTAGTTTCTTTGGTAACAAGAGCGGTAATACTCTTTCTTCTGCTCCGATCTATTTAAATAAGGGTGAGGGCACAGGAGACGGAGATCCAACGTCCTACACGTTGTCTAGGATTGCACGTCGTTTGACTGAAGACTTTGATTCATCGGATGAACTTAACGACATTGGTGAAGCATTAGTCAAGTCACGCAGTGTTATTGAGTTTGGTCAGCAGTTGCAACGCAAGGGTTATGATGACACATTTATTTCAGATGCGTTATCTGCTATAGAATCAGCAACTGATGAATCTATGCCAACTGGTGTAGCGTTGTCTATGGATAGTGCGTTTACTATTGCACGTGACTTTGCCAAGGGTTCGGTTAACTTCATTAGTGACGCTGATGGGGATACTGGACCATCTGCATTCTCACAAAACCTGCAAGATGTTGTTGAAGGCTTTGATGGAGATGACCCAATACCGTTAGCACATAACCAACGTGCAATCATTACATTTGCTGTACGTGCATATGCTGAGTCTCAAAATAGATTAGGCAAAGCCATGAGTGAGGCTGATGTGTTGGAGGCTGCTGCTAATCCGTTTTCACAAGAGTACACAGCAATATCTGCATTTGCTCAGGCATTGAGCGTTGATATAAGCCACCGAGCCACAGCACTGAAATCTAGAGGCGAGTATCAATTAGTTGATTCAATCTACCTCTTTAGGAAATCTACTCCGTGGTACGTTCTGCGGCATGACGTCAGGGCATCTGGATCAGACACGAGTGGGGTTAGCCGTAACGCCAATTCAGCCGTGCCGTCTACGTATCACATTGCAGTCAACAAGGCTTCTGGTGAAATAGCGTTTGTTACACAGAAGAAAGATAGCAACGGAGACCTTAAATGGGTTGCGTTAAAGCAAGGACAAGGCCGGTCGGCTTACTCTAGTATTGATCGCTCTTCACGAAACCCTGAGAAATCCACCAACTTCAATAAGGCTGGGGCACTATGTTACAACCCGGAGAAGGAACTTACCGACAACGTAAAAACGAAATACGAGTCTAGGTTCAAGTATGGGATTGCTGGCATCCGAGCTGCTTTATTGAAAATACCAGAGGCATCTGCTCAGACTTTACTAAATACCATCGATGGGTTATCTAAGAGAAAGCCGGGTACATCCGCAGTTGTAACTGTTTCCCTTCCACATCGATGGGGTTATGACCCGAATAATCCATCAGTAAAGCAAACGTTAACTCCAGAACAGAAGTTTAAGGATTTTGATGAGGTCCTTAAGGCTATGACTGGACAGGCTGATTACGATGCAGCCGTGTTGCGTAATGTAAAAATTACGATTTTAAAAGATAACACTATTGAGATTACTGACTTAGGTATTGGCGGGAATGAAGTCGTTGGTATCGAGCGACGGCTTGGTGGAATGAAGCCTCACATAGGTGACACTCTTCCAGTTGCGTTACCTGAAGTCCACATCGCTAAGATACTTGTTCATGAGGATATGGAAAAGGGTGATGACGGAATCCTTGCAGGTATTACTCACGCAGCAAATCAACAGAGTCCAGTACCCGGACGTGACGAGAAGTTTGGACACTCTGTATTCTCTGGTGGATTTGACCCACAAGATATGTTCTCTTCTCTAGGTGTATCCAACCAGACCCTAGATGAGGCTAAGGCCAATGGCCCAGTTGGTGTTATTGATGAGGCAATGATTGACCAACAGGGTAATACAGAAGTATTCAGTGACCCAACACTGTCTCCAACTCAGCTTGTGATTGATGCTGACAAGAGTGGCATTGTTCAAGTCCGTGCCGGTTTTAAATTAAATGACGCAATCAAAGAGAATTCGTCTGGCGTAATAACTGGAGCTGCAAAATTACTTGATGAGTTAAACACTATGACTCGTGTTCTTGCACTAGGTAGAGATATTGGTGTTGCATCGAACCAAGCATGGCTAATCGCAAATCCTATGTCGGATCTAATGTACATGATCAAACACAGGAAAGTTGGATCGATGGCATGGGCCATGAGTGCTTTACCTGCGATGATTCCGAACACGCCGGATATGAACGTTGTGTTTAGGGCTGGGTCAGATCCGTTTGCGCAACATGGTGATACATCTTTTGGTGACAAGTACGTACACTTGCAGATGGCTAGACTGATTGAGCAAGTGCCTGATTTATCTATGGATAGACTTGCTAGTTATGGGCTTGGAGTTGAATACTTAGATCACTACAGGACTTATCAAGCAGCCCTACAGGATAATTCAAACATTAGACCTGAAGACATTCCGTTGCATATGCGAATGAGTGATTATTATGGATCTGGAGAGTTTGCTCGAAAGATAGTTCCTATGCAAAGTGCAATTGAGAGAGCAAACGTTTTGTATAAAGACCTTGCAATCATCTCTGCATTCCAACAAATGTATCAGGCCACGGAGAATGTCATACCTCCAGCAAAGTTAAATATGACGGCTGATAACTACCGTGAGAAGTTGCGCCGTGAATACGCTGAGGCAATTAACTTCATGACTGGCAATGATGGTGGCTCTCCATCAGAAAATGCAAAGGTTGCCGCACTACAAAGTGTTATGGCAAAGGCTGTCATCTCAACAAAGTATGCCAAGTCAAGGCTAGTACTTAGTCCTTTAGGTCCTGTATACACCCTTGGTAAACACGCAATCAACAACGTAGCAGAAACACTTGGCTTTGATAAGATTGCAAACACCACCATTGAAGATAAGGTTTGGTTGGGTCAGGATAAGGGTGGCTGGAGTTCAGAAGTTAAGTGGTATGTAACCAAAAAATGGCTTTCAGCATATCTGTCTTCCAAAGCAACACAAATCATTACTCGATCTCCTAAGATACTTGCTGTATTGGCAGCTGCGTCTGGTGGAGCAGAGGTTAAGGGTCAAGTCTGGGAAGAAATCTATGATGAATTATTCCTTGATGACTCAGGAATGATGAAGGTAGATATTCTTGGTACGACGTACATGCAGACCTTACCGGGTGCGCAAGGTAGAGCAGTACGACAGGCAGGACGAGCGTCTACTAAATGGCGTACTCACTCTATTCCTGAAAACATTGAGTACTGGGTAAAGCAGTTTGGATTAAACATGCTTGCTCCGTATGCAGCCACTGTCAAAGAGGCTGTTACTGGGCGAGACTTTACTGGGAAGCCAGCATTTGAAAGCCATCTAGGCTATGAAGAATATGTCAAGCAGTTAAAGGCTGACCCTAACCTTCGCCTATATGGAATACCTGATGCAGCCAAAAACATACCGGGGTACTTAACTATTGAGGAAAACATCAAGAAGGCTATGCCAGATAAGATGACGCGCTTTGCTATTGACGCATTGAACAACGTAAATACCAAGGACATGCTCTCAGATATGGAATATATGTCTACTCGTAATTTTGACTCTGGTATGGGGACAGAACTTTCTTCAGAAGACATTTCAAGGCAGAACATTGTTCCGTTCATCATGAACTTCTTTGGTTCTGGAGCAACACAATTTGATGATGACTATCAGAAATGGTTACGTCAACGAGTTGGCGGTAGCGCAAGATACAAGCAAGCTGAAGAAGAACTTAAATCGCTTCGTCCGCAATCTGCTGTTGACGTTGTTGGCGAGTCTGGAGTACGTGGTTTATTTAATCCGGCAGGTAGTGGTATCAAGGAATAAGTAGATGACTGATTTAGGGAAGTTGTTTATTGACATAGCAAACAAGTACGTAGGGACAGAAGAGTCACCTACTGGAAGTAATCGTGGTCCATTAATTGATCGATGGAATACGAACGTCCGCGCTCCTATTGGTAGCTTTTGGTGTGCGTCATTTGTTAGTGGCGTTGCTATGGAATGGGAGGATCAAAGTGGACTTGACTGGCCGTTATGTTTTAGTGCTGATTGTGACGTATGGCTTAGTAGCGCTAGGAAGCACGGCGTTCTTAAAGCACAAGGTTCACCCGGTGACATCGTGCTTTTGGTTACTGGTGATGATGCTTATCATATCGGTATTGTCACAGGTCGTAATGAAGATGGGGCGCTAACGTCGGTCGAGGGTAATAGTAACAATGATGGAAGTCGTAACGGTTACATGGTTGCTAGGAGATCTAATCTATACCGTGGTCGAAATAAATCAAACGTTTTCTTCATTAAACCTTGGGGTTTAGTTACGCCTGATATTGATTGGAAGATATGTAATGCGTCCAACAATAAGTTTGTTGAAGCCCTTGTTGAAAACGGTAGAACATTTGCACCGTTGCGTAAATCATTAGAACTGTTTATGGATAAGAATGAAGTTGATACAAGTTTAGGTTGGGGCGCTGAAGGTCCTTCGCTTGATGGGAAGCCACTGCCAGTGCAATACATTCAACGAAACAGTGTTACGTATGTTTCTATACGTAGTCTTGCTAAGGTTTTAGGTAAGACACTGACAGTAAACGCTGAAGCCAAGAAAGTTTTTCTTTCTTAAAGGTCAAACTCGCCAAGGATAAAGTCGCTGAACTTAGCAAACTTAGATTGGAATTTAAGTAATGACATTCCAGTCTTGCCGTTACGGTTCTTTGCTGTAATGATCTCGGCTTTATCTTCTTCTTCTTGTTGCCCATCTTGACTGCGTTCGTAATACCCAGCTCTGTATATGAACTGGATTACGTCAGCGTCCGACTCAATATCGCCTGACTCTCTAAGGTCAGACATCATCGGTCGTTTATCCTGCCTTTGCTCTACAGCCCTAGATAGACTCGATAACGCGATGACTGGGCATTTGTACTCACGGGCTATGTCCTTGAGTCCACGGCTGATTACACCGATATCACGAGTCCTATTCTCTGACTTGTATGACGATGGCATTGCAATCATCTGTAAGTAATCAACAACCACCAAGCCAACATGAAAAGATTTTTGCGTATCCCTAATGGCGTCTCGGATTCCTCCAAGGGTGACAGTTTTATCTGCGACAATTCTGACATGAAGTGACTTAGCCTCCTGAGCTACACCGTGTAGCTTATCTTTCTGATAGTTATTCAGTTTCTTCGTCTGAATAACTTGGCTGTCTACTTCACTGTAGATCGACAACATACGTGCAGTAACCATGTCCTTGGACATCTCTGCACTAACAATAAGGACTCCTACCTTCTCATCTAGTTGACGCATGAAACGAGCAGCGTTCCATGCATATTGCAACCCAAGACTAGACTTACCCATAGAAGGCCGTCCACCAACAATGATTAACTCGCCATCACGCCATCCTCCTGTTATAGAATCTACTTCATTAAACCCGCTGGCAACACTAAACGTTGTCTCATCTTCTTCTCGATGTATGGCTATGTCAGATACCGACAAAATTAATTTAGATAAATCGTCCGTGGTGTTTCCGGAATAGGTTCCAGAAACAGATTTATTTAAATCAGTAACGATTGTGTCTATGCTGTCATCGCCAACTGAAGCACGTTTACTAGCATGTTCAGATGCAAAAATAATCTCCCTGCGCCTGTGATACTCAACGACTAGATTGACGTAGCTCTCATAGTTAGACGTAGTAGGCAGTAGTTCTGCGCACTGCATGATGTAACCTAGACCACCACACGCTTCGAGTGAGTTGCGCTTTGTCAATTCCTCATTCACGGTCACAATATCTATGTCTTGGCCCGATGCATCAATGGATGTATATGCATCCCATATAAGGCTATGTGAGACCCTGTAGAACATACCCTTGTCTATGTTAGATACATTCTTAAATAACTTCCGACCACCGAGAAGCACAGACGCTATAAGTGATTGCTCACTCATAACGTCCGATGGGATTTCTATATTAAAGCCTAGGCTTTTATTCTGAACGTTGCTCATCTATATGTTCCTGTATTCTTGTCAATAAGACATCGTTGAGCACCTCTTGTAGTTGCTGTCCCTTGACCGGAGGCTCTACTCTCCATGCCTTCAGTCCACCAGTCTTGGCTACAACATGCTGAAGTGTTGGATGCAACTTGTGGTATGGAGTACCAAGGCGTATTGCTTCAGCAATGTCATTAATCACAACGTGCGGTAAGTAATCACCGTACTTCACGGTTGCAATACTAATGAGTACCTCCGATGGTGTTGGGCGAAACTTTGCACGTGTGAGGATACGCTTAGCTCCGTCCCTGATGTCTTCATCACTAATCCCTGTGATAGCCACACGGTACACCGTCTGACTTGTGTCACTCCACTGAATACTACTTGGTAACTGTGATAGCACAGCCAATAACTTATCCGTTGTTGTCATTGAACCACTCCTCTATATTTGTTGGTAAAGCACTGATCAGAACCTGTGGAAGGGCATATGTTGTCCAGTGTTTCCACAATGATCGAACTGTTACCATCTCTTCATTTTTCCATTTTCTTAGTAAAGTACTTACTCGTATTTCCACGTCATCTGATGTAACTCCAGCCTTGTGCATCTGCCATATAGTAAGACGTACATCTTTCCACTCCTTATCTGTAATTGCTGCCTCAGACACTATCCCCCACCGTGCTCGCTTAAATGCTTTGTATAAAGGAAATGCTGGATCATCTTCCTTTACTGCGTCTGCCTTCACTTGCTTGACAGACGTAACCTTTACGTTAGAGTCATGGTCAACCGAATCAGGAAATAACTTATAACCATTGCTTGTTGTTCTCCCATTAGGAGAAGTTCGTCCATTGACTTCAAGTAATCTCTTGTCATTAACCTTCATTCCAGATAGGTAATGAAGTGCAGTCTTAACTGTTGTCTCGGACAAACCTGTGCACTCAATAAGCCTCTTGATACTTGGCCAACAATAACCATCATTGTCTACGTGCATGACAAGAGCCATGAATACGACAAATCCTGATGGTGTAAAAGATGCAATGTGGTCAACTAATAAGCGGTCTATCTGGACGAATCCAGACGACCGCTCACCGGACAAGCCGAACGACTTGCCGTTGAATACTGTAATCATAACTACCTCTAGTTGTTATATGGGCATTGGTCGCAGTACCTCTGCACCTTCACTTCTTCTTCTGATAATTTTGTGAGTCCTGCTTCGTATACATCGGCAAGTGGAATGGGTGACGTGCTTATAAGTTCTAGTGCTTTGTTCACATCATCTACTGTCCATCCTGCTGGTATGGCTACAGATTTTGTTGGTATTTCTTTGTGTTCTGAAACTCCTTTTACTTCATCTTTGAATTGACCTACGGACATATCGTCTCTCATGGCCATTGATAGAGCACCAACTTGCTGATCAACTGGAAGCGATGCCGCTATCCTGTGGTGTGTCCAACTTAAACCAGACATGCGATTTTCTATAGGAATAGATTTGCTTACCCATGCCCAGTTTGCAAGTGACTGATATGCATATCCAGTAGCACTCATAGCTTGACTGTACTTCTCTCCGTACTTAATACTTCCGTAGTTAAGTACGTCACCAATGCCAAATTGGAAAGCAGTCTCTAACCTCTGCAACGTCATCATCAACCTGTACCATTGATCAAAGTCAATGTCGGCACTAAATGTAATGCCGACATCACTTACGTGTACTGAATCAGGAAGACTACCTATGTGTACTATCTCATCCCTCATCTGTGACCTCGTTTGCTATCAATGACTTTATGCTGAAGTTTTCGGAAGCTTCTGTCATACTAAACAACTCTGGATACTCTTCAACCAGTGTGAGTTGCACTTCTTTTGGTATCTTGCTTTTGTATACTTTATGCTCAACCTTTACGGCGTCAAGATTAAGAGGGATAACCATAGCAGCCTTCTCATCGTTGAGGACAGTGAATAAAGGTGATGATGTGCGAAATGCTACTTGACCCCATGGGCATTTCCATGTTTTAGATTTACCAGTTAGTTGCTGCTTGGCAAATCCTGCAATCTGTACGCCATAACGTGCCTGTAACCACAACACCTTGCGTTCTTTGTCCTTAACCATGGACTTGTAACGCTCCATTACTGATTGCATAGCGAGCTGTTCAGCTTTTAATTCAGTCTCGTATTTTAGTAAACGCTGTAAAGCTAAAAGAACGTCATCTTCTGTTTTAAGTTCCTCGCCTAGCCAGCCATCAACTGGACCGGCATATTCGCCAGTCTCAATCTCGTAATAGCTATCGCCAATGATGTCAAATTTATTTGGGTCCAATTTAATCCTCCTCTGCCAAGAACACCGACTCTGCTTCTTCCGGTGTATTGAAACCTTGCAGTACTTCTATTACAAGGCGTAAGTTTTCGTCTGTTGTATCTATATTGCCAGCCAATTTAGTAAATACACGCTTCATGTCTGATGGCGTAATACCAGAACCCCAGATTCGCTTGCACTCTAAACCAAACTGCTTACCCGGTGTAAGTGTGGAAGCCTTACTTGGTTGTGGTGCGTCAACAATTCGCATGTCACCAGCTGGTGTAATAGGTTCTTCTAGCTCCTGAGCAAACAACGTGCCATACCCACACAAGGCCAATGCTCGCCCAATAGCGCCCGTTTCTGCTTTCTCTCGGTAATCAGCAAAGTGTTTCTCGTGCTCTGTCTTATGAGCCTTGGCAATAAGCCTTCCTGTGCTATCTAAG